TTTAGAACACATTACAAAGACAAAAACAAATATTTACATAATTCTCCTTTAACTTGTTATATACGAACTCGTTGTACTGAAAAAATAAATTGTGTAGGACAGACAAATCACGCTGTTGTTTATTATATAGAAAAACTAAAAGACGGTTGGTTACCATTATTTGATAGTTATGAAAGCCCCGATAAAGATTTTATTCGTTTAATAGGGGCTAATTATATCTTCCCTGAAAATATGAGATTTATAAAAATTAAAGAAAAAACTATGTCAAATGTAAAAATTATAGCTAACAAAGCTAAGGGTAGTGAACTTGGATTTTACGAACCGATTAAAAGTGAAGAAGCTTTTGAAAGCAGGTGTGAAAATTATGGAATAACTGTCCCTAAAAAAGAAGATGGTAAAATTGATTGGGATAATGTTAAAATAGACGGAGAGACTAACATTAAATAGGTCAAATTTAGCCAAAAAGGGGCATTTTTAGAGTTTTAAACTAACTTTATGGATATTGAACCGTTACTACAACATTTTTACAGTATAGTCGCATTTCTTACTTTGATTTTTTTAATAATTTTATATAAAATAAAACCAATTAAAGAAAGAAAAAAATTAATTAATAAATTTAAAAATTTATGGAAATATTGAAATCAGCTTCAAAGGTAGTTTTACTTATGATGTCCAGCGCAGTGATGATTACATTTTGTGGAGTTGTCTTTGCAAACCTAAAATCAGAGAACATTGTCATGGCTACAATAACAATCGCAGCGAGTGCAGTATCAAGTGTGATGACTTATTATTTTACAAAAAAGAATTTGCAGAAATAATTCAATTGTGTTATAATTTTTATGAGTTCGATTCTGTTGGACTCAGCTTTCCAGATTCGGCAGAAGTAATCTGGTGCTCTTTATATCTTGTAGGATAATATATCTTACGATTAAAATTTTTGTTTTTAGCAAAGGCTCCTCTATTATTAGGGGAGTTTTTGTTTTAATAGTTATCCACAGGTACACCACTTGACTATAACGACAGGTCGCTATATAATGTTAATGCATAATCATTAACCAAAAAAACTATGCAAAAAAAATTAAAAGCAATCATCGTTTTAACGGCGATAATTGGGCTAGTCTTCGGATTCTTTCTTGCGATCTATGTCGGGGTCAAAAAACAGGAAGAAATCGAATGTCAAAAGTGGCAAAGAACGTCAGAAACCAATGAAAATTTTTATTGGACAAACTGGCAGAAAGAACAATGTAATATTAATAATTAACAAAAAGTAAAATGAAAATTTTTAACACAGGAGACAGTCAAGTCAAGCCATCTGTAGTAATGTTAGTCTATGGACAGGGTGGAGTAGGAAAAACAACATTTTCTTCAACTGGGCCAAATCCAATAATTGCAGACTGTGAAAATGGAGCAAAATATTTTGGACTAAGAGGAATAAAAGTAGACATAGCTCCAATTAAACAATGGGCTGATATGAAAGAATTTTACATATTAATAAAAGATAGTAAATACGAAACAATTGTAATTGATCCGATCGGAGAATTAATGGAGAAAATTAAGAATAATATCATAAATTCTAAAACAAAGAAGTGGGTCCAATATGATGGGTCGCTGACAATATCAGGCTGGGGAGAAATGAAAGACAGACTCAGACATTATATTAAACTTCTTCGTGACCTAGGTAAGCACGTTATAATAGTCGCACACGTTGAAGAAAAATCAGATGGAGAAAGATTAAAAATGAGACCAAAAGTTTTGACAAAGATTAGCGAAGAGTTAATATCAATAGTTGACATTGTAGGATTTATGGAAATTGTAAAGACTGCGAATGAAGAGACTGGCGAACAAGAAGAAAAAAGAATCATCAGAGTTCAACCAAGTGATAGTTATGAGAGTAAGGATCGTACCGGACAACTTGGTGGAATTATAGAGCCAGATTTCAAAAAGATAATTGATGCATGTCAAGGCAATAAAGTTTATAAATGGTCTAGTAATAAAGCTAAAATTTCAACTAATAAAAATGAAGAGGATAGATTGGATGAAGTAATCGATGAATTATTAGATCAACCAAATGATAAAAATAATAAAAAAGAAATTGCCAAGACAACAAAGTCGGCTCAAAGCAAACTTAAAAAATCTTTAAAAAAATAAAATTATGCAAACAGCAATATTTGAAGAATTTACACTCTATGGCGGAGAAGTAAAAGTAAAATTTTACCCAAAAAGCCACATGTACAAAGTGACAGACGAAAAGTACGGACTCAAAGACAAAAGATTAACAGGTGTGACAACTTTCATCGGAATCATGGATAAATCAGGGCCTTTTGTAAGCTGGGCAGTTGAATTAACAGGAATGCACCTACTCGATATGATCGAGGATGGAAAAGAAATAACTCCTGAGGATGTCGCAATGGCAATGTCGCTCCACAATAAGCGTAAAGAAGAAGCGGCCGATATTGGAACGATAACTCATGAATGGTGTGAATACTTTATTAAGCATCAACTCGGCAAAGAAGGATATGATAAAGCACCTGTACTACCGACAGAAAAAGCAACGCTACTCGGTGTCAATAGTTTCTTAGAGTTTATCACTCAGCACAAGGTAGAATTTATAAGCTCTGAGAGAGTCGTGTATAGCCGTAAGTACCAATTTATAGGTATGCTTGATATTGAAGCAAAAATTGATGGGAAATTATCAGTAGATGATTTAAAAACATCAAATGGAATTTACAACACCACACTTCAGCAAACAGCAGCTTATCAATATGCGGCCGAAGAAGAAGCTGAATTTTTAGGAAAACCAGTCAAATATGAAACTAGACATATTATAAGATTGGCTAAAGAAACCGAGAAAGAATATGTTGCTAGAATGGAAAAGAAAAATGCTGTCAAAATGTTGCAGGGGAAAAATGTCGGAGATATCAAGCCATACGAACCATTTGAATTTATGGAAATTGAAGGTAGGGAAACTTACGAAAGAGACTTTGAAGGATTCAAAAACAGCATTGGATTGTTTAGATGGAATAAAGAAACAGATTTTTATCTGAATAAAAAGAAATAGTTTATCCACATATTATACCTTGCTGTTTAACCGACAGCTTGGTATAATATGGTTAATTAAAAATAATAAAAACAAAATGGCTAATAGAAGAATGATCAGCCTAAAGGTAATCGATACAGACGAGTTTTTGGATATGCCACCGACAACTCAAAATTTATATTTTCATCTATGTATGCGTGGAGATGATGATGGATTTGTATCTAATCCAAAAAAGATAATGAAAATAATAAATTCAGCAGATGACGATTTTAAAATACTAATAGGAAAAAGATTTATTATATTATTTGAAAGTGGAATATGCGTGATCAAACACTGGAGAATCCATAATCTTATAAGGAGCGATCGATACACCGAAACTGAGTACAAAGAAGAAAAGAAAATGCTATATGAAAAGGACAACAAGTATATTCTTAGCCAAGGTATCCCAGATGTCATACCAATTGACAACCAAGTGACACCACAGGTTAGTTTAGGAGAGGTTAGTTTAGGAGAGGTTAGTTTAGAAAAGAGTACGAAAATTGATAAATTTTCTGAAAAAGACATCAGTTTATCTAAATTACTCTATAATTTAATAAAAGAGAACGATTACAAGGCATTTAAAGATCCTAATTTTTATAAGTGGGCTGAACATATTGAGAAACTTCACAGGATCGACGAGGTCGAATACAACACCATTGAGTTTATTATAAGATGGTGTCAGCATGACGATTTTTGGAAAACAAACATTTTATCGACAAACAAGTTGCGCCAACACTTTACAAGATTATTTGCACAAGCAAAACAAAACGCTAAAAAAATAATAACCCCATCAGTATGATCACAATTTATTATAACGCCCAATGTCAGTTTGAGCTAACAGAGGAAGAGTTTGGAAAATTTAAAAAAGCGATAGCTGATGGATTTAAACACGTTTTAATTAGTAGGCTGGATGTTGAGTTGTCCGGAAGCTACACCTGGGCCGGTAAAAAACCAAAATCGATGGAAATAAACGAGCCAATGTGTTTGCCAGATGGAACTAGAGTCGTCAAAAAATTTGGAGAAATAAAGACGCTTGATAACACGATTATTGACAGAAATTGGTATTTTAGCAAGTACGGAAAAGATATCGAGGAATTAGTTACCACAGTTAAAAAATATAAAGCTAGACCTAAAAAATTAAAATAAAACAAAATGAACAAAAAAGAAATAGAACTATTTGAAGCAAACTTTTTAGACGGAGATAAAATAAACGATGGTGGTTGTACATTTACAGTAGAAGGAGTAATAGATGTCGTAGATTTTTTCAAAGAAGAAACAATTAAGACAATAAACTCAATCCCAGAAACTGTCCCTGAATATGAAAGCGATGATTATGACCAAGTAATAAAAGATTTTAAGGAATATTGTCTAAATCAGCCAACATCAGATGATTTTATGATAGAATTTGTAAGGGAAAAACTAACCCAAGTCCACAACTCCGCTATTGAGGGGTGTGTTGAAATGATAGAA